AAATACCCCAGACATTCGCATTACCAATAAGGTTTAAAAGGAGGAAGAGATGCTTAAGGTATTCAAGGTAGTCAAACCATAACGTAAGCAGCTTGAGGACATGGAGTTCTTTCCCGATTTAACGCGGGTAAATGCTGATGGGTATTTTATTGCCTTTGACCACAATAATACATTGGGTGGCGAGCCATTACCCGTTGGTCGCGTGGGATGGAAATATCTACGCCAACACGGAGTTTTTCTAACCGTTGGTGTGAAGGTTATTCCCATGTATAGAGGATTGAGTATTGCTAAGAAACTATGGGAAATGCGCGATAGAGTTATTTTTCGCAATAGACCTGCGGTTGGCTTTTTGAGTAATTTTAAGGAAGGGTGGATTAACTACGTTAAGAGTCAGAATTGGAACATTGAGCCACCGGTTTCCACGTTGCCAGAATCTTTGGTAATGGATGCTGAGAAGACCATTACAGAAAGGGGTAAGCCGAGGAAGATGATTACGTATAATATGCCCGGTGAGATTTACGAAGATGACGCGATGGCGAAGGCTTGGGATATTCTAAAGATGGGAGTCATTGGAACTGTAGTCATAGTTGATGGTAAGAAGTATCACTTTAGCCCCGATGATGTAGAGAGGTATAGGCAGATTTATCAAGAAACTATGGGTAGTGACCCTAAGCAGAAAAAGCGTATCGCTTTGAGAAATGTTATCCGTGAGAGAGGTATACAGCCAAAGGTTCGGTGATAACATGTGGTGGGATATTCTTAAGATGCCTCACGGGGTTCCAACTCCCGGTAGTGATTTTAAAACCAAAGAGGCTTACTATCGTGGTTCTAGAGAACAGCGGTTGGCTTATCATACCAGAATGGCGAGCGCCGCCCGAAGAAATTTAAAAATTCTTCAAAGGAGAATGACGGGTCAGACGGGAATCGAAGGGGTTACAGATGCAGACCCCGTTGTAGATGAAGACCCAATTAATCAAGAAATTGACCGCTTACAAGAAATGTATAGATTTCATAGAAGACAATTAGAAAGAGTAAGAACGGGAACAAAGCAAGATTTTTTTACTTTAAAAGAAGAAAATAATAGATTGCAAATGACTCCACAAACTACAAGAACAGGGTCAAAGATTGTTCATGAAGAAATTTCACAAGAAGAATATGATAAATTAAGCAACAAGGATAAGATAAATTATCATCAGCGTTTATTTAATAAATATAGAGGTAATGATAAACTACGTAATTTTCATCAGGCTATGTTTTCTCGGTTAAATAAATCATCTAATTTACCAACTTTTTCTAAATATAGAGAGGGGTATAGCAAGATAGGAAGAGAATATACTAAGGAAGAATATTTACAAATGTCAACCCAAGATAAAAAGAGTTATCATTTTACAATGTATAGTAGAGCAAAAAGAAAAGGAGATAAAAATTTAAGTAGATGGCACGAAAAAATGGCGTCAAGACTTAAAAGAAATTCTAATTTACCCAACTATTACTCACCCGAACACGAAGCGGAGGAATCGTCATAGACCTATTAACCGAAATGGACATGGCTGCCTCAAAGGGTAACTTTGAATATTTCTTCACCAAAGTTCTCGGCTACGAGATGGCCCCATTCCACCGCGAATGGTTAGACCGTGTAAATACCACAAAGCGCACGGTTACAATTTGTTCCCGTGACCACGGTAAGTCCGTATTCTTTCACGCTTGGTGTGTTCATCAACTCATATTCCAAGAGCCACCATATCAGATGCTTTACATCTCATCTAACCAAAAACAGACAATGGTTCACATGAAAGACATTGACCGCATGTTTACCAACATTCCAGCATTGAGAAAGTATAAACCCAAGTCCGGTTGGGCAGTAGGCTACATGACTCTAACAAATGGAAACACAATTATTGAACGGTCTGTAGGTTCACAGATTCGCGGTCTTCACCCTGATGAAATTATCGTGGACGACCCTATGAAGGAATTCTCAGTTGCCGCCATTCAACGTGTATCAGATTGGTTTTGGGGCGACATGGTTCCCACACTTCACCACACGTCATCACTTCGCATGATTGGTACACCCTTCACATACACGGATATTTTTGCCGAACTTGAGGAGAATACAGAATATGATGTAAAACGCTACCCTGCTATCAACCAAGCAGGTGAAGCTCTATGGCCCTCACGTTGGGACATTGATTCACTAGAACGCCGAAAGCGTGAAATCGGCTCATCTAAATTTACGCGTGAATATCTTTGCATTCCCATTTCATCCAACACTATGTTGTTCCAAAAGGAGTTTATCGAAAAGGCTAAGGATAGAACAATTACAGGAAAGTATACCGGTAATACTGAGGCATACAAATACTTTATTGGCTACGACCCATCATTAAGTCAAGATGGGGACTACACAGTTATGACCGTATTAGAGGTTGATGAGGATATGAATAAAACTGTCGTGGCTATGGTTCGTGAGAAAAATCTAGACTTCCGTGGACACATTACACGCATTACAGATTTATGTCACCGATTTAAACCTGAAGCGGTTATGATTGAAACCAATACATTCGCCAAATCTTTTGCTATGGAACTGCGCGATATTTCTGACTTTCCCATCCGTGAGTTTACCATGTCCCGCCGTAAGAAAGAAGAAATCATTCTCAATCTTCAGATGAATTTAGAGAATCACAAAATTCATTTTCCTTACGCAGATGATAATTCACGCACTATGAGTAATGCTATCATTCAGGAATTAGAAGCCTTCGGCATTTCATCAACCGGTAAGATTGAAGGATTAGGTGCTCATGATGATGCTGTTATTGCATTAGCCCTAGCAAATCACGCCACAAAGTCTTTTAATGATGCCTTCGTTGACATTGATAGTGAAGGCATGTTTGGTAACGTTATCAATCCGATGCAATCGTTAATCGGACAACAAAATTTCGGAGGTGGAATTTATGGAATTAATCTATAAGGATGAAGAAATTGATTATGATATGGCGGAACGTCTACTAGAAGAAGCAAAGCGAGAGAAAAGAGAAGCCGACGCCGCTGAGGAAAATTTGCGCGACGGTCTAAAACTTTCTGAAGATTGGTATAACTATCGTCCCTTTGATGAGATAGAGGTATTAAAAGAAATCTCTTCCTACTATTCTATCAACCTATCTGAAGCACAGGAGCGCATTTCTAAGATGCCCGACGAGCCTTTGATTGACGGTAAACCTATCCCTGAGATTGTTAAAGAATTGAGACAAATTAGAAGAAGTCTCAAGGGTAATGCAAAGATTAAAATGAGCAATTCTATTGACCATCTTATCAAGGCATATGCAGGTCACCTAGATTCCTGCATTGAAAATATTTACTGGCTATCCCCATACAAGTCTGCGGTTAAACTAATCACACCAAGTCCTGAAAAAATTAACAAGCTACACTACATTAAGGACGGAGAAACTCGACAAGAAATTATTGAGCATCTTATCAAGATGTGGGAATGTAATATGAAAAAGGGTGAAACAGATTATGGCTCAGACTATGCTGGTCTAGTTAAGCAGTTCAAACAATCTAAAACTGCAATTAATACGATTCTAAAAAATATTCACCATCAATCTATTAGACCCAATCGTAAGAAGAAACTTGACGATATGCTAGTCAAGGCTGTATGTTCTAATCCCGGCATTACAAGCAATCACCTTCACGCTATCTTACCAAATTCATACAAGCGTTCAACCTCACCTCAGACAATTGCTAAGATGTTAAAGCGTCTAGATGTGACCAATGTTGAAGGAGAATATTACCTTATTAGTAATGAGATTAAAAAAGACCTGTTTTCCTACATTGCAGGCTTCATTGATTCTGACGGATATATTACAATGGACCCATCCTTTTCTCCCCGTGTCGGCATGATTGCAACCGGCAATCGTGGCCGTGCGTTCTTTACTGAATTGGAGAAGGAACTGAACATCGGTCGCCTACACTTAGACCAAAAGGTGGGAGAAAATTCCCGCAGCCAACATAGATTAAATTTCTATTCACAGGATGATATCACTAAGCTATTGGACAAATGCCTGCCCCACTTAAGAATGAAACAAACACAGGGTAGACTACTTCAAGAGGCTATCCGTATTAAGAAAAACTATAAGAAGCAGCCGTGGGCTAAAGAACGTATGGGACAAATCTTCAAACTGATGAAGTGGGAGAATTGGAAGGATGCTCGAAACAAGACAGAATTCGAAAAGTATAATATCCTTGAGGAAGATATTGCTAAATACAAACAAGAGTCTAAGTGGGAACTCATGGATGAGTTGGACAGCATTGTTAAGGAGGAATAAAAATGGGTTTAAGAGACAACATCAGGTCATTGATTAGAAGAAGGACTCCGGTTCCCCGTGAGCCAGAAATTTATAACATGGGTATTCAGGAAAAAAAATTACCCCATCACTATGCGGGTAAGTATCTTTATGAAACTGCCCAAAACTCCACCATTGTTCGCACCTGTCTTATCCAACTAAAGACCGAGGTATTTCGCCGAGGGTATGAATGGAAGAAACAATTCGAATATAAATGTGAGGATTGCGGCTATGAATATCAGCGTGAGGTTGACCAATGTACTGCGTGTGGTTCTACAAATCTACGCCGTCCTGATTTTAATCAAAAAACGTATGCCGAGGAATTCTTCAAGACATATGTAAACGAAGCTAACCAACTTTTTATAGACATTCTTCGTGAGATGGAAACTGATTTGAACGTTATTGATGATGCTTTCCTAGTCTTAGTGAAGGACTATTACTTAGATAAGAAAGGAAAGATTGTACTTTCAAAGGTTAATGAAGTTTATCGGGCCGACCCCACAACTATGTATATTGAAACTGACGAGGATGGGGATAGAGGTCATAGTCGTTATATCTGCCCAACACACAGGGATTTTATTTCCGAGGATAAATACGATACGTGTGGTGTATGTGGTTCGTGCCTTTACCCTGTTGAGTTTGTAAATAAGACAATGCAGGGTGAGGAGCAGTATTTTATTACAGGTGAGGTTATTCACATTAGTAAATATTCTCCATCTAGACTCTATGGACACCCACCGGTTTTAACTCTATTTAATCACATTTTTACTCTATCTGCTATGGAACAATACATTAGCACCTCGTATACAAAGGCTAGAACTCCCCGTGGTATTCTCGCTGTTCAGACTAACAACATGGA